TAATGCTCAAGCTACAAATCGTAATCGTGCTTTGTTAGAAATGATTAACAATAATAAAATGCCTCGTTTTGCTGAAGGTGGTTTTGTAAATACACAAGCTTATGCTTCTGTTGCAAGTGCAGCTACTGCAAGAGATACTCAAAAACTAGGACAGCAAAAACAAGTATTTAATATCAATGTAACTGGTGATATTTCACGCCAAACAAGAAATGAAATACAACAAATGATTCCACAAATCACGCATGGTGTTAATAGCACTAATCGTGAAAGTGGGTATCGCTAATTAATAACGTGCCGCGTATATGTCTTAAATTAGACTAGCGGTCATTTACAAGGAATAAATTATGTATGGTGTATTAAAATCAACAACAAACACGGGGCTTGATAGTGAATTGCAATATATATTCTCTACTCCTCTTTCTATTGTAAGTAATCAACCAGCATATATTTCAGACACTTTATCTTTAAAACGTAAAACTAATTCACAGAAAGTACAACGATGGGAAATTTCAGCTGAAATTGTTCCAACAAATGATTCTCCAAATTTCTTAGTACATAGTGTAACTAAAGGTTTTACAGAAGTGTTTTATTTAAGAATGCCACAGGTATATTCTCCTACAAAAATAAGTCAATCATTAAATTTAATTTTAACAAATACAGCATTAGCTGGGGCTACTACAATTAATATCACAAATGCCCTTAATGTAAACCTTACTGGACAATTTATTAATTTTTCAGGAACTTCAAAAGTTTATTTAATTACTTCAAATGGCGATGATCTTGGAAACAATTTAACAATTTCTCCTCCACTATTAACAAATATTAGCAGTACAACAGCAATTATAAGCGGTGATAAAGTAACAATGTATGCGCGCTATGATGAAAACACTCAACTAGGTATTACATATATAGATGGTGTATTAGCGAGTCAAGGTGCTATTAATTTTATAGAGGCATTATAATGAAAAATTATAGTGAACGTATTAAACAAGTTTTAGAAACTGATAGTCTTTCTCCATTCTTTTTAGTAAAATTAGATTTTAGATTTGGAAGTGTATATCATACAAATACGCCAATGGATCTTGTTATTGCTGGGCTTGGTAGTTTTGTTTCTGAAAATAGTTTATTAGGAATTGATGCCCCTAGACTTTCTAATGTAGTTGATCGAGAATCCTATAAGATAACCTATTCTGATAATTCTTTTTCTTTTAGGTCATTATTTGAAGAAGGTATTATTGGAACACCTGTTACTGTTTACATTGGATTTTATAATTCAAGTATGACAATTATTGATGGAATTTCCCCAGGAAACCCTTTTACAAATATTGATGATTTAATTATTGCATATAAAGGATTTGTAGATACTCATGGGCACTCTACAGATACAGAAGGAGAAGTTACAGCTGTATTAGAATGTACTTCGCCTATGTCAAGTTTAGAACTTACCAAGCCATTCTATACTTCAAGAGATAGTATGCGACAAATAAGTGAATTTGATTCTTCTTTTGATGACGTATACGTTGGTTCCGCAAAAATAAATCTATTATGGGGGAAGAAATAATGGGATTTTTTACAAGTCTTGCATTATTTGTAATTAGTACTGTAATGCAAATGCAGGCTGCAAAAGCAGCACGTAGACGTCAAGAAAAAGCTGCAAGAGAAGCTGCTGAAAGAGCAGATGCAGCTAAAGGTTTTCAAATTCCAGTCGAAGGAGAAGCTTCTATTCTTCCTGTTCAATATGGGAGAGGCTTGTTAGGTGGAGTAAGAGTTTATCATAATACTTCTAATAATTTTGCTAATGTAGCTCCAGCTAGTGGTAGTACTTTATTTCAAAACTCTTTAGACGAAAGTAGAGAAGGCGTAAAACATGAATTTTTAACTATTCAAGTTGCTTTATGCTTTGGAGATATTAATTCTTGCCAAATGGTCTTAGTTGATGGAAATAAATATACTGATGAAAAATATAAATCAATTATTGGTGCTGAAGAATATTTAGATGCAGGTAAAACAATGGGTGGACATAGGATTCATTTTAATCCTACTGGCGGTATCGCAGATCCATTACTCCAAGCTAATCATAATTTAATTAGAAAATTTTCTAATACAGCTTATGCTACTTGTGTCTTTGCTTTAAATCGAGATGAATATCAATACAATGGTGTTCCTGATGTACGTTTTATAGTAGAGGGTTTAAAAGTATATTCTATTATTGGTGAAGTAGGTGATCGAAGATTATCTGCAATAAAAACATATAGTAATAATCCTGCTCTTTGTTTATTAGATTATTTAACAAATAATATATATGGGCGAGGATTGCCTTTAGAATATATTGATCTTGATGCTTTTGCGTATGCTGCGGATGTTTGTGATGAAGTTGTAGTATCTACTGCACCATTAGAAGGAACTTATTGGACTGAAAAAGGTGGTACTCGTTTTGTTAAACGATATGAATGTAATTTAGCATTAACACCTAATAAGAGTATTAGAGATAATGTAGAAATATTACTTGAAACAATGGGACAAGCTGAATTAGTTTGGTCAGGTGGTAAATACAAATTAAGTTTAGAATACCCAAAACTTTATACAACAAATACATTATATCTTAAAGATGAATTAGTTCAATATAGTACAACAACAGAAGTATTTTTATACAGGGCATTAGCTCCTTCAACTTCTCCTTTATTAATTGGAGATGCATTAGCTTATCTTTCAGATCCAGTTAATTGGGAATTAGCTACTCCTGAATTAACAGATGAAGACATTATCAGATCTACTGAAACTTCAGTTGCATGGCCTAGTTCTTCAGAACGTTTTAATTTTGCAACAGTGCGTTACTTAAATGAAGCCAAAGATTTTGTGGAAGATTCGATATCCTGGCCTTTTAAAGTAAATACTGTTCCTGGGGCTGCTGCTGATCGTGGTATTTGGAATGCTACAACTGTTTATGCTAGAAGCGATATTGTAACTTATAATTCGGTTAAATATCAATGTATTGGAAATCTTTTATATTCTGGAACATGGAATGATACTATTGCTTATGTAACAGGTGAACGTGTCTTATATTTAAATAATTACTATGTAGCAGTAAATAATCCAGCAGCAGGAATATTACCTACTGTAACTGCTTCATGGACTTTAGTAACTAGCCCACAAACACTTTTAGCTCCATCAAATGACAATGCGTGGGTAGAATATAATGAACAAGCTGTATATAATATTTATAGAGAAGAAGATCATGGTATTCCGCTTGAAGCTGATTTCTTTGAAGCAGGAACAACTGACTTTTATCATGCGCTTGCAAAAGCAGAACAACGTGTTCGTTTTAGTCGAAGCTCTACTGTTTATAAATTTTCAGTAACAACAAAATGGTGTAATTTAGAGCCTGGCGATATTATTAAAGTTAATAGTACAGTATTGAATATTCCTGGAGAGTTAATTAGAATTGAAGAAATAAAAGCAAATGCTAGAGGTAATGCTGAAATAACTGGTTCTAAATTTGATGCAAGCAGTTTAGCATGGAATGTAAATGACTTTGAGATAGTAACTCCTCCTACAATTTTTGATACAGAAATAGTAGGTCAATGTACTAATCTTACTTTTTCAAGTTCGGCTAATAGTAATCTGTCCTCTGGAAAACTATCTTGGCAGGGGCCTGCAGATATTCGAGTACAAAAATTCGGAGTTAAATATACAACAATACCGTTATCTGAAGTAGACTTAACAACAACTTGGATTGATTTAGGCGAAACTAGGAATACTTCTTTTGATTTACCTTCAATGCCTACTGCAAATTATACTTTAACAGTAATTGCGTATACAGCTACAGGTATGTCTCCTCGTGATACAGGGTTATTATCTAAATGGCCTTTATTAGCTGTTGGATTATCTGCTATTACTTTTGATACAACTAAATTAATTCCACTTACTGTTTATACTAGAAGTTCTATTTTACCTACTACTCCTACAGGTGGTGTATTTAGTTTTTCAAGTTTATCTTTAACAAGTCTTCCGACAGGTAATACTACATGGTCAGCCCTTCCTCCTTCAGGGTCAGAACCATTATACGGTTCAACAGCTATTGCAGAAACATTAGATTTAAGTATTAATGATTCTTCTTTAACTTGGTCTACACCTGTATCTTTTTCAGATGAGAAAATTTCAGTTCTTTTATCTCAAAATGTATTAGGGGTAACTGCTGATTTTAGTGGACTTTCTACTTCATATTCTACTGGTAATTTTATAATTAAAGTAAATGATACAGATTACACAACGTCTAATGAAGTTACATATAGTATTATAGCTGGAGGGACATCTAATTGTACACCCACAATTAATAGTACAAATGGGTCACCAAATAAAGGTTTATTTACTTTAACAGATTTAACAGATGAACAAGGCTATTTTAAAGTAAGAGCTACATTTAGAAATAAAAATTATGATTTTCTTGTAACTGTTATAAAACTTAAAGATGTTTATATAATAGATACAACTCCACCGCCTGCTCCAACAGGAGTTACAGTAACAGTAGGCTACAGTAATGTAGGTATTTTCTTATCTTCATTACCTACTTATACAGAAGGTCATGGTCATGATACTACACTTGTTTATGCTGCACAAGGTGTTGCTCCAATTTTTAGTGAAGCAATATTAATTGGTGAATTTTCTGGTACTGCTTTTCAATTATCTAGTGAAGCTAATTATCAACGAAAACTCTGGTTTAAAAATAAATCTATTGATGGTGTGATTTCAACTACATATTTTGGTGGAACAAACGGTATTAATGGATCTACAAGTCCTCTTGGTGTTGAATCTTTAAATTTAACTGTAATTACTTCTGTTCATACAGTAATGCTTTATAAACAAGTTTCTACACAGCCTACTGCGCCTACTGGTGGTTCTTATAATTTTAGTACAAATACAGTTGTACCACCTTCTGGATGGTCAGTTGCTATGCCAAATTCAACAACTACTCCTACTTATGCTACTGAATATACATTTTCAACAGCAACTCCTACTGAAACAGTTACAGCAACTACTTGGTCAACTCCTTTTGTTTTTGCTCAAATTGGTATTTCAGGAACATCAGGGGTAGATGGTCTTAGTACTTTTGTTATGGAAATTTATTCTACTGGGATTACATCAACACCAACAGGTGGTACATACACTTTTAGTACAGATAATTTAGATACAAGTTCTTTGAGTGCTGGTTGGTCAAGAGCTATGCCTTCTTCAGGAACAGTTGGAATATATCGTTCTTCATATGTATTTACTACAAATACTCCAGGAACAGCAATTACAGCAGGTACATGGACAACTCCTATATTGACTGCGCTTAACGGCACTAATGGCACTAATGGTACTAATGGTATCAACGGTACTAATGGTGCTTCAGCTATTGTTGCAATTGTAAGTAATGAATCTCATGTTTTACCTGCAGATAATACAGGAACAGTATCTTCATATGTAGGATCAGGTACACTTATTCGTGTATACGAAGGGGCTACTGAATTACTTTATGATGGTATTGGAACAGCTAATAGTAGTTGGACAATAACAAGTGCTGTAACGAATATTACAAGAGGTACATTGACTGATTCAGGGGCATATGTAACAATAGGTGATCATTCTGGTGTTGCAACTGCTATAGATACTTCTTTAATTACGTATACAATTACAGGTAAATCTTCAGCTGGTACAATATTTACTATTACTAAAACACAAACTTTTACTAAAGCTAAATCGGGTGCTAATGGTGCTAATGGTACTAATGGTACTAATGGAACATCTCCATTAATATATGATATTATAACAAGTACTCCTGTTATTACAAAAGATGCAATTGATGCTGCAACAAGTGGAATTTATTCTAGTGTAACAATTCAAGGTAAATCTTATAATGGGAGTACTACGAGTAATTATGGCTGGCTAACTGTTACAGCTAATACTGGCATAGAGGCTACAACAGCTACAGATACAGCTACTACTGCAATTACATTAAGCCCAACAACTACAGCTGGAACTACTAGTTATACGATAAAAATGTATAACCAAGCTACTGTCGCAGGTGCTACTCTTTTAGATACACAAGTTATTAATGTTGTATTTAAAGGGTTAACTGGCGCAAATGGTGCTAATGGGACAAATGGTGCGGCTGCAATTACTGCTATTTTATCAAATGAAACACATGTAGTACCTGCAGATAATGCTGGAGTAGTTAGTTCTTATTTAGGTACTGGAACACAACTTAGAGTTTATGAAGGCGCTATTGAACTTTCTTATGATGGTATTGGTACAGCTAATAGTAGTTGGGCAATTTCAAGTATAGCTACAAATATTACAAGAGGTACATTAACAGACTCTGGTACTTATTTAACAGTTGGCGATCATTCTGGTATTGCATCTGGTATAGATACTTCTACAATTGTTTATACTATTACAGGTAAATCATCTTTAGGTGTAACATTTACTATTACTAAAACTCAAAATTTTAGTAAAGCCAAATCTGGAGCTAATGGTTCTTCTGGTACTGATGGTAATGCCTATTGGACAGTAACTGATGTAAATGTTATTAAGAAAAGTAATTTAGCTGTTTATACTCCATCTATAATAAATGTTACATTATATAAAGCAGTAGGCGCAACTTCTCCTGTTACGTATAGTGGTAGATTTGTTATAGCTACTTCACCTGATGGAACTAATTATACAAATCAATATTCAAGTTCTATAGATGAAACTACTAAAGCTTATACAATTCCTGCGAGTATTATTGCTATAAGAATTAGAAGTTATTTAGCTGGTGGAACTACAACTTTATTAGATGAACAAATTATTCCAATAATTTCAGATGGTTCTAATGGTTCTAGCGGAACAAGAGGTGCTGGTATTTTCTATGCAGTAGCTGCCTCAGCTGCATGGAGTGATTCTGTGGCAACTGCAAGAATATTAGCAATTACAGGTACAGCAAACGTAGAGGGTGATACTGTTACTGAAACTTTTGCGGATACTTGGTCACTAACTAAAATTTGGAGTGCAGGTGCTTGGGTTGCTTCTGGTCAAGTTATAGATGGTAATTTAATTATTACAGGAAGTATTGCTGGTACAAAAATAGCAGCTCTTGCAATTGATACCGCTCAACTAAAAGCTGGAGCAGTTACAGCAGATAAGATAACAGTTACAGGTGGACTAAGCGCAATTAGCGCAAATTTAGGTTCAATTACTTCTGGCAATATTACTCTTGATAGTGTAAGTTCTATTAAAGGTGGACAAACTGCATATAACACTGGAACAGGCTTTTTCTTAGGATATAGTGGTACTACTTATAAATTTAGTATAGGTAATAGCACAACAGGACTTACATGGGATGGAACTGCTTTTACAATTAAAGGTGATATGACAGCTGGTAGTATTGCTCTTGGGAGTAATTTTGGAGTAACGTCTAACGGTACAGTAACAATAAGAAGCGGTACAACAGGTGCACGACTTGAAATGACTAATAATGTTATTAAAGTATATGATGCTAATAACATATTACGTGTTAAATTAGGTAATTTAGCATGAGTAACGGTTTAGCTTTATATTCATCTGCAGGAGCATTAGCTTTTGATACAAATGTTAGGCTTGCTCGCTTTCATTCTTATTTTGCAGTATGGGTGCCAATTGGCACAATTGTAACACAGCAAATAGCTGGTTTTGTAAATGACGGTACTTGGACAGTTTCAATAAGATCTGATTTAACTGGTGGTTGTTCAATTAACGTTGACACGACGGGGCTTGTAACATTTAATGGCACATATGCAAGATATTCTCTTTATATTTATATGACAGTTTTGAGGTATTAATATGGCATATGGCTTAGAAGTTAAAAATGATTCAGGAATTAGTGTCATAGATAATTCTTTATCTTATGAAGTTTTGCAAAGTGGCTCTGCTGCTGCAAATGCTACAATTACTTTTGTAAATACTACTGGTGTTGAACCCTTAATTTTTATCAGACCAGCTATAGGAGTATATGGCTCAATTTCAATACCTAATGCAAATCCTAATAGTTTTTCTCCTGATATAGCTTGTAGTTACAAAGTAGTTGTTCCAAAACGTACAATTACAACTGGAACTTATGGCTTACTAGTGTATAATGAATCAGGAAATGCTGTTATTGATTCTGATTCTGATTTAATTAGTATAGACAGTATATCTGGTATTACTCGTTCAAATTCGGTAAGTGATAATTATACAACTCTTACAGGATTAACACCACCATCAGGTCATTTACGCTACGTATTAGCAAACCCTACTGGAACATATTATTTTAATAATATAAACATAAACGGAGGGGGTATTGGCTTTATAACCTGCGCAGTACTTTCTCAAACAATTGCTAGCTATCGCGCTGTTAATGCTCAAACACAAGTTTCAGGCCCACAAGGTGTATTTGTAAGATTTGTAGGATTAGGGATGACAGGATATTATTAAATGACAGGATATCATTAAATGAAAACATTTTGTATTATTGAAAAATTATCAGGAAATATTTTGTATACAGCTATGCTTGCAACAGGTGTTCCTGAGCTTCAAGCAGAAACTATTTGTATAGAACTTCCTGATGCCTTAAAAAATAAGGCTATTATTGAATTATATTTTAAAAATAATGTTTTAAAAGAAAGACCACTACCGACTGAAACTCAAAAGTGGAATAATGATTTAGAAATCTGGGAAGATGATTTAGAAAAAGTAAGATCAATTAAATCAGAGTTGTTTAAAACTAAATGTTATGAAGTAATAAATGGCGGTTTTTCTGCAGCTATTAAATCTTCTGTTTTGTTTTATCCAACAACTCCGATTGATCAAATAAATTTAAGTACTGCTATTTCTTTAAAAATAAATACTTTTATTCTTTGTAAAAATGAATTAGATATTTGGGATTTTATAGAACATACTTCAGAAGAAATTGAAAGTTTAAATTTGTTATATGCAAATCATATTTTGACTGCACGATTAAAGAATTTAAATTTACAAAAAGAATTATCAACTGGAATTACTTTAGAAGATTTGAATAAGATAGTTTGGTAATTATGTATACAAAATCTTTTAAAGGATTACATCTAGTAACTCCTACAAGTGAAGCTGATTTATTTTTTGTTATTAATTTATACTCAAAAAGTAATCCAAAAGGTATGATTCCAGTTGATGTTCAAAGAAGTTTTATAGCTTTTAAAAATATTATCCACGAAGGTAGCTATGTAAAATTAATAAAGTATGATAATACTATTCATGGTTTTATAGTAGGGATGCAAGTTAATCCTTTAC